AATGTAAATGTAAATGACAATGTAAATGTAAATGATAATATTTCTTTTTTAGAAAAAAAGAAACAAAAAAGCGCGAGTGTGGATTTTAGTGAGGAGAAAAAAAACAATCCACCTTTAAGCAACCAAAAAGAAACCTCCCCCCAAGTTGCGGCCGCCCCCCCTCCTTTCAATTTCAGGCAGGCTATGCTATCGGCAGGATTTGCTGCTGACCTCACGGAGGAATGGATCAAGATACGCAAGGCAAAGAAAGCCGTCAATAGCGAACTTGCTTTTAAGACCTTCCTTGGACATGTACAACGTACAGGACGAGATAAAAACGAGATCCTCGCCTTGGTAGTGCAGAAGCAATGGAAAGGCTTTGAGGCCAGCTGGGTACAGAGTGCCCAACAACCACACAACCCACAAGAACCCGTAATAATTGACCAAAATGGAAACATCATCTCAGGAACTCATACTACAAACACAGCAACCTCCAATGTTGTCGGACGTCAAACCGCTGCCAACATTGCCGCAAATATGCAAGGCTGGTGAATTGCAAGGTGCAGCTTTTGCACGGCAGGTACTGGCATTCACCCCTATCCGAGCGCTTGACCCAATAGAAGCCCGCGGAGGCATTGGCACTATCATCGCTCAGCATGCTGCCCTTATCGGCTTCAAGGGAGAAATAGACCCTATCAACAAGTCTGATATTTCAGGAATGATTTTAAGCCGCTTTTCTTCACTTTCTTTAGAGGAGCTATATAAATCCCTTCAAATGGAAAGATACGGAGATTTTGGCATGCGTACAGAGCATTATCAGCTAATCAATGCCCCTTATGTTTGTGAGATATTGAAAAAGTACAAGGAATGGCTAAGAAATACCCGACAAGTCAATAACCTTCCTATGAGCCTGCCAGCCCCCAAAGAGGAGGAGTTATCAGAAGAGGAAAAGGAAGCACGATTCAGGGAGAGTGTACAACATTTTTACAACGATTTCAAGCAGACAGGCCAACTCCCTTTATTCAACTGCTGGATATATGATGGTCTTAAGCAGCGAGGTATGATAACTGATTTCACCGCAGCGGAAAAGGAGTTACTAACCAAGCGTTACAGGGAACGCAAGATCCAGGAGCGAGATAACAAAAGCCTTGTTAGCCGTCTGAAACAGTCCTTTGAAAGCGTGGATGATGATATATCTCTAAAAAAAGAAATAGCACTGGAATATATCTTTGAAAATGACAAGTTACTAATAGAAATTAAAGCAAATGAAAAAACAAACTAACACCCCATTAAGAGCCTTTGATGTAGCCATAGATAGGCTACTCATAGAATTTTGTGAAAAGCACGATTTAACCTATGAATTTTCCGTGGGTGAAGATAGTATTGACGTATTTAGTATATCCCACTTCTTCTTCAGCCTCTCGGATATATACTTTGACCTCAAGAGTAACCAACCTAAGGGTAAAATCATAGAGTGGTATGATTACCTCCTTGATAATGAAGTAGAGATTAGTTATTACGCCTATTGCAAGGGCTTGAGAAAGGAACAACTAAATAAAAAACATGAAAATCATTGACCTATTCAGCGGCATAGGTGGCTTTTCGCTCGGTTTTCAGCGGGCAGGCTACCAGTTCACAGAGCTCTATTTTTCAGAGATAGACAAACATGCCATCGCAAACTATAAATACAATTTTCCTCATGCCAAATACATCGGAGACATTACCACTCTTCACGGAGGAGACTTTAGAGACATTGACATTATCACTTTCGGTTCGCCTTGCTTTGTAAAAGGCACTAAAACTCTTACAAATAGAGGTTTTATAGATATTTCGGAGGTTTGTTTAAATGATAAAGTATTATCTCATACAGGAAAGTGGCAAAGCGTGACACAAATCAATGAAAGGATCCATAGTGGCTATATACACACTATTAGAATAGGGAAAGATACTGAACCTATAGTATGTACTCCTGAGCATCCTTTTCTTGTAGTGAAGAGAAATTTAAAATACAATTCTAAAAAAAGGAATTATGATATTTCCTGGACAGAACCTTTTTGGATTGAAGCAAAGGATATGAATGATGACCATTATGTTGTCGTGTCAAATCAACAAGAAAATATTGATTGTGACATTGATATTAACGAAGCGTACTTATTGGGATACTACTTAGCAGAAGGACACCTTGACAAGACCATAAGGAAAAGAGACAACAAACCTTTGTATAGAATATTTTTTAGCATGCATGAAAAAGAAAAGCAACACTTTGCTAATATCATAAATAAGATAAGTTACAAAGGACGTTTTAAAAACAAAATTAATATAAGTTATTATTTTGATGATAAATTTGAAGGGAAGGCAGTTAAAGGAATTATCTCAAATGAAAGATTGTATAAACTATGTGAAAGCGTAGGAAGAGGAAGTGATAAAAAAGTAGTTCCAAGTTTTATATTGACTGCTAATATTGATATACAGAAATCATTTTTAGATGGATATATGTATGGAGATGGGTGTTATATTTCAAAATCAAGAACTTATCAATGTCAATCTAAAAACATATCAATGGCATATGGTATTAGGCATTTAGTTTTAAGAGTATATAATGAGTTGCCCTCAATATTCTTTACAGAAGTTAGTCCTTTAAAAGAAATAAACAATAGAATTGTACATCAAAAAAATTACTTTTCTATCAAGTGGATTATAGACAAAAAGAGAGAAGTTTTTAGTTATAAAGTAAATAATAACATAGTAGTTAAGGTTTTAAAAAATGAAAAAGAACGAACAACCATCCCTGTTTTCAACTTCACAGTTGAACGAGATAACACCTACACTGTCGGAAACTATGTCGTCCACAATTGCCAAGATTTCTCACTTGCTGGAAGAAGAGCGGGGCTTAAAGGAGCCAAAAGTAGCCTTATCCAGCACGCAATTGCCCTCATTGCTCAGCTCAGACCAAGTGTATTTATCTGGGAGAATGTTAAGGGAGCATTCTCCTCAAACGCTGGCGCAGACTTTTGGGCGATTATCCAAGCGTTTGCCAACATTGGGGGTTATAGACTTGAATTTCAACTGCTTAATACAAAGTGGGTATTACCCCAAAATAGAGAGCGGATATACCTTATCGGACATCTTGCAGGACGAAGTCTCACAGGAGTATTTCCTATCGGAGAGAATGATTTCCCTTCTACAGAAAAAGCGGAAAGTCAATTACAAGCCCCGATTAGTACAACTCTCAAAGCAAGTGGAGCCATGCGACCTGACGACACCTATATAATACCCAAGGTTGCAGCAACCCTCACAGGTGGAGGGCACTCAGGAGGCCTACATTCTGATATGACTGTGATACAGCTAAATCCGTCTAAGGAATCCAACGGCAGGCAGCCCTATCAACAGAATAGAGTGTTTGATGAAAGGGGAATAAGTCCAACCCTAACAAGGCATAATAGTAATTATGCTATTAGTAGAATGCGCCGCCTCACGGAAATAGAATGCGAACGCCTGCAAGGTTTTCCCGACAACTGGACACAATATGGCGATTACAACGGAGCTATCAAGCCCATAGCAAAGACACAACGCTACAAGCTCATAGGTAACGCTGTAACCGTGGATATAGTAGAATTAATAGCAAAACGATTAAAATTTATAAAACAATGAAAACAATCCAAGAACTCGTACCCCTCATTCATCAGTGGGCAAAAGAAAGAAAAATCTATGAAGAGCTAACGCCTTTTGACGAACTCCTCAAGACCCATGAAGAAGTTGGAGAGCTTATCAAGGCGTGTTATGACAGCGACCGCATAGGCATACGAGATGCCATAGGCGATACACTCGTAACATTGATTAACTACTGCTATTTTAGGAAAGAAAAATTTAATACTATCTTTCTAAATGCATTATCTCTAAAAAATAATGCAAATGATGATTGTGTAATATTATCATTTTCAGTAAATAAGTTACTTATTGAGTTATTCCATAGTGAATACAAAATGTCAAAGTATAATTATACTGGGAATTGCTATACGCATATACTCTACATTGTTAAGTATCTCAATAACATTGCTGAATTAGAAGGCACAACCTTAGAAGCCTGCCTTAACCTCGCCTACAACGAAATCAAAAACAGAACAGGAAAAATGATTAACGGTAAATTTGTGAAAGATGAAAAATAAAACCATTGATTATATAGATTTAGAGATCACTTGCTCCTTTGTGTTATATGACCAAAAAGTCCCTGAAGAGATTATACCCGAATTAGAGGAACTTTGTAAGGATGAAGACACCATATACCCCTACCTTGTTCATCAGGAAAGAAATAGTAAGCTGATGAAGTGGCTTTTAGAACGTGACGGCAGAGAGGGTCGTTATGAGGTAAAATACAAGGTTAATGATATAAAAGTAAAAGAAAATGAAAAATAACAAATACCCCAATTGGCTCGTCTCTTTCGAGATAGCCAAACAACTCAAAGAAATAGGGTTTAAAGAGAAGTGTCTTTGCTATTGGCATGAGCACTTTCATCGAATAGAATGCTCTACAGATGATGAGGATAGGCTTTGCCCTGAATATTACGATTACAATACCGATGAAAGCACTACCTCACTCCCCACTTGGGAACAAGTATTTGAGTGGTTTAGAGAGAAAGGATTGTATTCCTTTCTTAGGGTAAATATTCCTGATTTGTCAGTATCTTACTTTATCTATGACAAGGACGGATATATTGAAGAAAACGGACACAGAAGCACCTACGAGGATGCTAAAAACGATTGTGTAAAAGAGTTAATTAAAATCTATAAAGAAAATGAATAAAAAACTCATCGTCCTATCAGGAAAGAAAAGAGTAGGCAAGGACACCGTGGCCAACCTTTTCAACGATTACACCCAACGTAAATACGAACTAAGATCCTTTGCCGAGCCAGTCAAAAAGATAGTATCCCAAGCAGTAGGAACAGCCTCATATGCGCTAGACCTATACAAGGAAAGCCGATTAGTAGATGTCAATGGTATATCGAGCAACCTAACCATAAGGGAGCTATACCGAAAGACAGCGGACTTCTACAAGGAACTACTCGGGGAGGATATATTCGCTAAGCTAATGTTTCGACGATTGGCTTATGAGAATTACGAATTTCCAAGGGTGATTATCACAGACATGCGATTCAAAGCGGAGTATGAGCAGATGAAACCGCTTGACCCTGTCTTTATCCGTGTGAAATGCAGAATGGGCAATATGGATACCCACCCTTCCGAAATAGACCTTGACGATGTGCCTGATAGTGATTTCCACTTTATCATAGATAACACAGGTACACGTACCCAACTCAAGGAGCAAATACAAGCAATAGTCAAAAAGTTGAGAATATGAAAATCTATCTATCAGGAAAAATCAGCGGGACAGACCTTGACTATGTACGTCGCCTATTTGACAAGGTAGCCACAACCCTCCGAGCATTAGGTCACGAGGTTATCAATCCCCTCTGTAACGGACTATCGGAAGCTGACCCATGGGAGGAGCATATAGCCAAAGACATCATTAACCTTATGGATTGCGAGGGGATCTATATGCTACAAGGTTGGGAAGACAGCCAAGGAGCAAGAATTGAGCATGCTGTAGCCAAAGAAATAGGTCTAAAAGTGATGTATGAATAAATCATTAGCGACCAGCGCATTCCTTGTAATCACTGGTCGCTAATCCTTAAATTAACAAAATGAAATATATTTATACCTACATTTAAAAGTATAAATGTAAGTATAAATGTAACTATAAATCGTGTGACAAATGTCACACGCATTCAATGAATTATATTGAAAACTTGCATGGATAATTCAAATATATTTTGTACCTTTGCACTTTAATTAATATTAACAAACTAAATACACTACTAAATGAATAATAATTTACAGATATTCAGAAACTCTGAATTTGGACAAGTCCGAATTATTGTTAATGATGCAAACGATCCTATATTTTGTCTTACGGATCTTTGTGTTATATTATCACTCAATGCAGGAGATGTAAGAAAACGATTAGATGATGAGGTGGTTTCAATCCACCCCATCCCTGATAGTATTGGCAGAACTCAATTTACTAATTTTGTAAATGAGGAGGGATTTTATGACATAGTGCTTGGCAGCCGTAAAGAAAATGTAAGAACTTTCAAAAAATGGGTAACGAGTGAAGTGCTTCCTACTATTCGCAAGACGGGGCAATATTCAATCCAAAAGAAGATCCCTAACAACTTTGCAGAAGCTCTCAAACTCGCCTATGAGCAGCAATTGAAGTTAGACCAACAAGAACTCCTATTAGCAGAAGCAAAGCCAAAAGTAGAGTATTACGATAAAATACTTTCCTCAAAAGACAGCTTAACCGTAACACAAATAGCCAAAGATTATGGATTAAGCGCTCAACAGCTAAATATTATCCTTAAAGAAGAAAAAGTACAATATAAGCAATCAGGACAGTGGTTGCCTTATAAGGAATATGCTCAAGAGGGATACACCAAAAGTGAAACCATAAACTTCACTCACAAAGACGGCACAGAGGGAACAAAACTCAATACCAAATGGACACAAAAAGGGCGTTTGTTCATTCATGAACTGCTAAAAAAGAAGAATATCAAACCCGTAATGGATAGATAAAATCCGACAATATATAAAATCACCTAACCATGTACCAAGAAAGCCAACTACAACAAATGTGCGTGCGCTATTTCCGATACAAATACCCGCAGTACCTTATCTATGCCGTTCCTAATGGCGGATTGCGCAACAGTGCAGAAGCCAAACGCCTCAAAGAAGAAGGTGTCCTGGCGGGAGTGGCTGACTTAGTAGTAATGCTCCTCCAAGGTAAAAGCCTCTATATAGAGATGAAAATCAAAGGGAACAAACAAACAGAGCACCAAAAAGCCTTTCAGAAAAAAGCCGAGGCACTCGGATATAAATACTATGTATGCTACAGCTTTGACCAGTTCAAGGCGATCATAAAAGAGGAACTAACCACCACTGACAACTAACCGCTAAAACCTAACACCTAACCTCCCATGCTTGAAAAGATAAAAACAGCCATAGAAGACACCACCACGGAAGCCATAGCAAGTCGTACGATATACCTCAAGCTATTTTGTGGCTTGGCGTGTAAGCACTCCCTATCCTCACAAAAGGATATAGCCGCTTTTTTGGGTATTTCCCCTGCAAGCGTGGGCTATTACCGCAAAGAACATGGTAGCATGCTCATGGTTACCGAGTACCAAAAGCTATACCAAGCCGTGGAAAAGAAGATATTATAACGTTTTTCATTCGTATGATGTGTTATTCATTGGCACCACTCCTGATTTAGGGGTGGTGTTTTTTATAATTCAAAACTTTCTTCCTCATAATATTTCAATATACGATAAGCAGTAGGTGTATTATTCACCTCCTCTACTCTGACATCCACAATAAAAGCAAACTTTAATGGGTTCTGTACTGGATTAGATAGTATTTTTTCTCTATCATCATCATTTTCGAAAATAAGCCCTAAAGGTTTGTCGTTAAGGCTTTCAATAATACCCTTGTTTCCTTTTTTCTTATCTACTGCCTGATAAAGAGTGAGTATCTGTTTGTGCTCAACTCCTTTAAGTTCTTTTTGTCTGAGATTTTCCTTTTCTCGTTTTAGTCCATTTTGTATAGCATTTGCTTCCATTGAAGGAATACTTATATTTATATCGCAATTACTATTTCCTGCCACATAAATATTGAGTACAGACCCCTTATCTAAGGCAACAGGATTAATCATGTTAGAAAAATCATCACAATCACTGGTAGAAAGTTCAGGTTTATCTACTACATCACCACTTCCTATAAAGTAATTGAATACATTTTGCAAATACCCTGCAAATTCAGCTACTACATTGATATTTTCAACAAATGGAATAATCCCTATTAAGGAAATGTCAAACAATTCTACAATAATAGAACCTTTTCGAACTTCTTTTACATAGAGTTTAGCATCTGAACTTTGTCCATTTTCCTTATTGAATTTGTCAAATTGAGAGGTAACTGATAACATAGAACGAGTTAAGGACAACAACTCCACGGGCTGTTTGTTGTCAATCTTAAAAACTAATTTCGTTAATTCTTGTTCCATTTTGTTTTATTTAGAGAGTACAAAGATAATGAAAAAAAACTATTTTTATTCCTCTTTCTTGTCTTGCTCGTACTGCTCCTTTTGTTGCAAGGTATCAGAACAAAAAAAACACAAAGAAAATACAAAGAAAAAACAAACGAGTATAGCAGCCCTTTGCGAGCCATGTCGTACCTTTGCCTTGATAATTAAGGCAAAATGGCATGAAAAGCAGAATAGGTAACCTCGTTGATATTGATTGGAGAAATAACCTACACGACCTCCAACCTGAAAACATAAAAACTCCCACCAACTTAAATTTTCTCAAGGAAAGCCTCGTAAAACATGGCTTTGCCTTGCCTTTTGCTGTATGGAACGATCAAGGCAAATATTATTGTATTGACGGACATACTCGCAAACAAGTACTATCCGAACTTGTCAGCGAGGGGGTAAGTGTCCCTACTCATCTAAAAGCCTTTGAGATATTAGCTAAAGACCGCAAAGAAGCAGTGGAAATACTCCTTGAAGTCTATAACCAAAAACACAATCCTTTTGTCAAAGATACTCTTACAGAGTGGGTAAAGGTAGAAGAGGTACAGGTCAATATTGAAAGTCTTCATGTAGAGACCCTATCAGAGCAAGACCCTAACGATATAAATATCAAACAAGAAAAGAAAGTTTGGGTACCTGATTGCCTTTTTCCCTCTAACAATCCCTATGATATTCCTACATTGTTACCACATACACAGCCTATTTATGTAGATGTCCCTTTGCGCCCATACGGAGCTGAAAAAAGAAGTAAGCAAGGCGTGGGTACTTATCATTTTTACGTTGATGATTACCGCTTTGAGGCTATTTGGGACAATCCCTCAGCTATAATAGAATCAGGGTGTAAGAATATCGTTGAGCCTAATTGTAGTTTATACGAAACCACCCCTATCAGTTATGGGATATTCCAAATCTACAAAAAGCGTTGGATTGCTCGTTTCTTACAGGATTACAATATAAACATATTCGTTGATTTGAATGTAACAGAGAAATTTGCCTCTTATAACAGAATGGGCATTCCTGAAGGTTACAACGCTTTTTTTACTCGTGGTTACGAATCACGCCTTAATAACTTAGAAAAGGAACTTGTCATCGCTCAGGAAATATCAGGACTTGACAATCCGAATCTTGTTGTATATGGAGGAGGTAAAAAAGCTAAAGAGTTTTGTTACAAGAAGAACCTTACTTGTATCAGTGAAACCACCTTAGATATATGATCCTATGGGCAAATCATCAGGTGGAATTAGGAATACTAACAAGCCTAAATCAAAAATCAGTAAAGAGGGTAAGGAAGAAGCACGAGAACGAGAATTACAAAAGCTCAATGCACCCTATAGGGAGATATACAAAGCAAAGAACGGTGCCTCAGTATCGGTAAGCCCTTATGCAGACAGAAAGGACTTACAAGAGAATATCACAACCGCTAAGGTAATAGCCGACGAATTAGGAGTAAGTGTAAAGATACGCCCTCACTTGATTTTAGAAGGTTACAAAAATCCAGAATATGAGATAAAGGGGCTTAAAGCAGATAGAAAAGATACCAGTTCCTATAACGGAATTAAAAAAAACTTAGAATATGCAAAAGCGCAAGGGATAGAAGCTATTGTTTATGATATTACAAAGTTTAAGGAATGGACACCTAATGATATTGCAAGAAACTTAAAAGGTAAGATCTTAAACTATAAAGGAGCTGATTTTTTAAAAGAAGTGTTTTTCGTCAACAGCTCAAAAGCTATTTCGTTTGCTAAACAAGATATATTAGATAACTATAATTCGGTAGTTAATAAGATTGAAAAATTGCAATGAAAAAGCTCTAATAAGAGTTTAAACATCTCATTAGAGCTTTAGTGGTAGCGGCAGGAGCGCCCTCCCCCCGCGGCTTGTAAAGGATAGCCTATTACGGCACAAAGATACAAAATATTTTTCTAACCACAAATATTTTTTAAACAAAATGGGAAAATCATCAGGAGGCATAAGAAATGATAGCCGTAACGACATCATAATGCAAAAAGGAGGAGGTACGCCCTCCAGTGTTAAGAATATAGGTAGCATCAAAGATATTACCGACAAAAAAGCTAATCGTGAGGTAAAGCGTGCTATATCAAAGTATCACTCACGAATAGGGCTTAATACTCGTGAAGTCAAACTGGCAGACCTAAAAAACGCTTATGGGATTGCTGTTATATCTAATAATTCAGGTACGGTATACCTTAATCGTAAATCATTCAACAACAGCAAAGCCATGGTAAAATCCAAGAAGGAAGAATACAAAGCAGGGCTAAAGGTTAAAACCAACAAAGCCATTCAGCATACCACTATACACGAACTGGCTCATACCACTTGGACAAATCGACATACAGGAGACAAACACAAGAAAGCGGGTAAGGAGATAAAAGCTCTCTATAAACAATACACTAAAACAAAATCTAATGTATTAGGAGGGTATGCACGCCAAAATGTCAATGAGTTTTATGCTGAAGGAATGAGCAAAGCTATATTAGGTAAAAAAGACCCCTACTCTAAAAAGCTATTGGAAATCACCAAAAAGTATAAGTTATAATACACTTGCTATATATGTAACCCTTAAATAGAACAAACAATGATTTTAAAAAAAGACATCTTAAACAGAGCCTATCAAAGACATACCCAAATGGGAGGAAATGCAAAATCTATAGAAGCATTTGCGAAATTAGTAGTAGCAGGCCTTAACATCATTCAGGCTGAGGAGGAAGAAAACGAACAAGGGCTGTTTATCTCTCACGTCTATTCTGAAAAGGAACAAGAACAACTATCAGCAGGTATTGACTATAAAAACGAATTAGAAGAAGAAACAGACGAATAATGACAAACACTCCGAAAAATAGACAAACATGGATACTTGACTCTCTGAAAAGCGAGCCGAGTTTGTCATATTCGGAAGTGTGGGGTAAATATGAGGTAAAGTGGGGTAAGGGCAAAACTACCTTTGATAAAGACTGGAAACAAGCTCAAAGACAGCACCAAGAGTATCAAAAAAAAGCCCAACAGGTTAAGTTAAAGCAATCCCTCGCTACTGAAAAAGAAGCAGTAAAAAGGGGGCTTAAAACCAAAATAGACCGTATCACTATTTTACAAAATCAGATTGATAATCTTTTAGAGCGATTGGAAAAAGGTACTCACCCACAAGAGATACGATCCCATGAAGGACAAATACAAAGATACGAACGAACTCTCACTCCCTCAGAGATAACAGCCTATAACCGTACCATTCGTGAGTTGCAGTCTGAAATATCCAAAATGGAAGGGGATTATATCAATGTAAATCAAGTAGAATTATCAGGCAGCATCGACATTGCCCAATGGCTCAAGAACAACAACAAGAACAATGATTAAGACCCAACCTGTATATGATCCTTTGTACTTGAACAAAGATAAGTTTATTATCATCCTTTCAGGAGGAAGGGGGTCAGGTAAGTCGTATAACGCCTCTACCTTCTTGGAACGATTATCTTTTGAAGCAGGGCATAAGATACTATTTAGCCGTTACACCATGGTATCAGCTCATAGCTCTATTATTCCTGAGTTTGAGGAAAAGATAGAAGCAGAAGGCACACAAGCGTATTTCAGTATCACCAAAACAGCTATCAAAAACACCTTTTCAGGCTCTGAAATACTTTTCAAAGGGATTAAGACCTCATCAGGGAACCAAACCGCTAACCTTAAATCATTACATGGTATTACTACTTTCGTAGGTGATGAAATGGAAGAATGGCTATCAGAGGAGGATTATGAGAAACTAATCCTTTCTATTCGTCAAAAGGGGGTGCAATTGCGGGTTATCCTTATTCTGAACCCCTCCAATGCCGAGCACTTCATTTATAAAAAGTACATTGAAAAAACACACAAGGTAGTAAAAATTGACGGAGTAGAAGTGCAAATATCTACCCATCCTGATGTATTGCATATTCATACTACCTACTTTGATAATATAGAAAACCTCAATGAGCAGTTTTTTAAACAGATTGATGAAATCAAAGCCCAAAGCCTCGCACAAGCGACTAATGAGAGAGGATTCTTTAGTCAATCCCTATTCAACAAAACCAAATACGCTCAAAAAATCATAGGTCGCTGGGCTGATGTATCCGAAGGGGTCATATTCACCAATTGGGAGATGGGAGATTTTGACACCTCATTACCTTATGGGTATGGACAAGATTACGGATTTTCGGTTGACCCAGACACACTCATTAAGGTAGCGGTGGATAATCGTAATAAAATCATATATATAGCTGAAAAATACTATGGTAACAAACAACTATCGTCTGACGGGCTCTATATAATCAATAGCACCCTAATAGACAACCCTAACGACATTATCGTTGCCGATAGTGCCGAACCTCGCCTAATTGCAGACTTAAGAAACAAAGGTCTAAATATTGAGCCTTGCGAGAAAGGAGCAGGCAGCGTATCAGCAGGTATAACCACCATGCTCAATTACAAGTTAGTGGTAACTCCCTACAGTTTCAATGTGATGAAGGAGCTAAAGAATTACGCTTGGAATGACAAGAAAGCAGGTATCCCCATAGACAACCACAACCACAGTATAGATGCTATTCGTTATATCACTATGAGACTATTAAGTGGTACTAATAATAACCTATATCAACTCGCATCAATGATTTAGAGGAGAGCCTCCGCGGGCAACTCAAAATTAAAAACTCAAAACTTAGAAACAATGACCCAAGAAGAATTTAAACAAGATGTATCTATCATTGACACCACTACCTATCAAAGACAGTATGATGTCAAAAAGCACGAGATATTCACTAATAAACATAAATTCCCTGACCCTGAAATCGTAATACCTCTTACGGACGAGGTAGGTAATCCCTTATTAGATAGTCAGAACAAACCACGTTTTGAAAAGCGTACTCGTTCCCTCAATCGTATAGGGCTACCTTATCAAAAGCGTATTGTTGAAATAGCTACGATGTTTCAAACAGCTATCCCTTACAAATATACCGCAGAGGACAGTCCGCTCTTTGCTGCCTTTCAGGAGGTTATCAAAGCCAACAAAATGAGCTTCTCTGATAGTGCTATTTGTACAGAGGTCAAGCGTTACACCCTTGTAGCCGAGCTTTGGTATTTGGAGGAGCAGCCTAACGAACAATATGGCGTACCTACTCAATACCTATTGCGACACAAGGTGCTATCTCCTCTCAAGTACAAGCTATATCCACGCTTTGATGATAATGACAATCTTATCTCTTTCGCTATTGAAAGCACTACCAAGGATAATAAAAAGACCATGTTCCAGGGCTTTACTGCTGATGAGATATACACTTTTACCACAGAGAACGGCACCACTACCACAGAGGTAAAACCTAATATAATTGGCAAAATACCTGTAGTACTCTATCGCCAAGAGGAAACAGAATGGAATGCTGTACAGCACCTCATAGAGATAGCAGAGGTACAGCGTACTTATTTTTCTGAAAGTAATAAGAAGTTCGGGGAGCCTATTCTAATGATCGCAGGAAAGGTAGAGGGTAAAATGGCTGTCAATAATACAGGGGGTAAGGTCTATGAGGTCAAGGATGGAGGTAATGTACAATTCGTGGTACCACCCAATGCTAATGAAAATTTTGACCGTGAAATGAGTATGAATAGGCGTGATATACACGAGTTCACCCATACTCCTGACTTATCCGATGAGTTCTATGCAGGCAAAGGGAATATGCTCTCAGGAGTAGGGCGCAAACTCGCATGGCTACCTGCTCACCTCAAGGTAAAAGATAACGAAGCTATATTTATTCCTGCTCTACAAAGGCGTATCAATATCATTTTGGCTTTCCTCTCTAAGATGTATATTCCCTTTGAAAAAGAACTCAAAGCCATAGACATCACCCCTATTATCACCCCGTTTGATATTGACGACGATACCGAGATGATACGTACCCTTATGGAAGCCAATGGAGGAAAACCTTTATTATCACAACGAGAAGCCATGCAACGCTTTGGTATTACAGACCCTGAAGCCCAATTACAGCAAATCAAAGACGAGGAGAACAGCAGCCTCAATGAAGCAAGTGTCTAATGAACTACGACGAGCAACATAGAAAGCACCTAATAGACTACCTACAACAGATAGAACGATTATTCTATCAGTGGGTAGGCTTTTCTGTGTCCTTGGCTCTCAAAACAGATTTCCAAGAGCTTGTAACAAGTACCCTATTTGCCTTTGCGGCTACCAAGAAAGGGAAAGCCTTTAACAAGGAGTTAGCTCATTTCAGCAACCAATTAGACCAAATCATAAAGCAAGGCATTACCAAAGAATGGGCGTTTGCTAATCTTAAACAGGACCACCTACTAAGAGAAGGATTAACCAAGTATCAGAACTTAGAAGCCCTTGAGACCTTTAAGAAACGTAAGATAAAGGATTTTACAGTCTCCAATCGAGTATGGGATATTGCTAAAAAAGCACAAACCGAAATAGAGTTTGCTTTATCTGTTTCCTTGGAGGAGGGCAAAAGCGCTGTCCAGTTAAGCCGTGAAGTACGTAATCTTTTGAACAACCCCACGGCACTATTTCGCAGGGTAAGGGACAAATATGGCAATCTTGTACTGAGTAAAAACGCCCAAAACTATCACCCTGGGCAAGGGGTGTACCGAAGTGCCTACAAAAACGCCTTACGCCTTGCCAGTAATGAGATCAATGTAGCCTATAAGTCCGCTGATTGGTTACGCATACAGCAAAACCCTGATGTAGTAGGCTTCGAGGTACGTCTATCCCCACAGCACAAAGTATATGATGTATGTGATGAACTCAAAGGTAAATATCCGAAATCCTTTCACTTTCACGGCTGGCACGTAGGCTGTAAGTGTCATATTATTACTATTCTTAAGACTGACGAAGAACTTATCAAAGAACTCAAAGCCGATGAAACCCTACCTCCTGAAAGCTCCTCTAATTATGTGGGTGATGTGCCAAGTAATTATAAGCAATGGGTAACAGATAACAAAGATAGGTTTAAGAATTGGAAAACAAAGCCTTATTTTATCGAGGAAAATAAAAAAGCAATAAAGAAATGAAAATTAACACTATTGACATACAAACTACTTATCATACCTACCTTTTAGAAAGCAACTACAAGGATTTGCTTTGTTTTCCTCCTTTCAAGAAACTACCATCTAATGATTGGGCAGAGTATTATGGCAAAGAGTATGACACAGACGATCCACAACTGGACACCACCTCTATATCCTTGTCATTTGTTACCAAAAGCAACCAATACGATGCATTTATATCCTTTATATCTGCTCAAACCTATAATGATTTTCACTTTGAAGAGCTCAATAAATCCTTCCAATTGCGATTTGTAGGAGTGAGAAAAGCAAAAAAAGAACAAGGCTACATCACCTATGAGGCTACTTTTGCCAATGATACCCCCTTGCAAGGTTATACCTATATTGCCCCTAATGACACTTTACCTCCTTCAGGTTTTACGATTGATACCATAGACCTATCCAAGTATGGCATTTACCTATTAGAAGAGAATGAAAGTAACTTGCTAAAGAGCTACGAGGTCAAAGAGCACCTAACTACTAACAGCAGCACCATTGCAGGCGTAAAATATGCAGACCACAACAACGTTTTTAAGGAACGCACCATTGAAATTCTTTGCTATATGAAACAGCCGATTAATCGCTTTTGGAAATTGTACGAAACACTGTTATACAACCTCTCTCAAAGCGGAGAACGTGCCGTTAATGCTTTTGGTAGTACCTTTAAGGCTATCTATCAAAAGGCTAATGTAAAAGAGGTGCTACTTACAAAAGACACTTTGAGGCTGGAATTTACCCTTTACTTGGTGGTAATATAAAAAATATACAAAGAAAATACAAAGAAAAAACAAACGCTTATAGGTACTACCTCTATGGTATGCCGTACCTTTGCAGTGAAATCTAACAACCATGCAACTACACTTTAACAGCACCTATATAGATGTCCTCCCTACCGATGAGAGTTATCGTTATCGCTCCATTATGGGGGAGCATACCCTTAACCTATACTTTGCCTTACCTACTTACACTGAAATTCCTACTGGGGCATGGTGTGAGTTCCAGGGGGAACGCTATACCCTCAATCAACCTGCTAAAGTAGTGAAGCATAACAGCAAACACTTTGAATATACCCTTACCATGGACAGCGAGGGGGCAAACCTGAAGAATTACAAGTTTCGTAATCCCAACGATAAGACCCTTAAATTTCCTTTCACCGCTTCCCCTCACTATCATATTCAGATATTGGTAGATTGCCTTAATATGATAGATAGCGGTTGGCAGGTAGGCACCACGATTGAAGCTAATGAAAAGCTCATCAGCTATAACCATAATAACTGCTTGGAAGCCTTAGACATGATCGCTAAGGCTTTTGAGACAGAATACGAAATCATAGGTAAAACGATACACCTCCATAAGGTAGAATATTTCAAAGACAATCCCTTACCACTCCAATACGGCAAAGGCAAAGGTTTCAAGACAGGTGTAAGTCGTACTACCGAGCAAAGCCGTATTACACGCCTCTACGTACAAGGAGGAGAACGCAATATTGACCGCTCTAAGTACGGCAACAAGGAATTATTGTTGCCCAAATCACAAGAGTACGTATATGAGGGGGTAACCTTTGTTTCAGACGATAAGGGGCTATCTATAGCTATCAAGAATGCCCAAAACAACGGCTTTATCAACGAACAAAGCCTTGACCTTTCCCATATATACCCAAGTCGCAAAGGGACTATATCGGCCGTGTTTGAAGTGGATAGAGACAAACACTTCTACGATTTTGCCGATACCACGATACCTGAAGCGTTGAACTTTGCCGACCTACAAATCAAAGGGGAAAAGATGGTGATATACTTTGAGAGTGGCATGTTATCAGGTAGGGAGTTTGAGATTAGCCGTTATGAGCATAGCAGCGGCTACAACCATAGCACACGCCGCTTTGAGATAGTCCCCAAGGAAGAGGACGGCGCCACCATGCCTAATGACATATTCAAACCTGCCATAGGTGATGAATATTCCGTCTATAATATGCAAATGCCTGCTGCCTATATTTGCGACAATGACACCAAAACGGGCGCCAGTTGGGAGATGATGAAAGAAGCATGTAAGTATCTGTATGAAAATAGAGCAGACCTATTTACTTTCACTGGTGATTTGGACGGAATATGGGCAAAAAAGAACTGGGCAAATGTAGGAGGACGACTTAAAATGGGGGCTTATATCAATTTTTCCGATACCGAATTTCAGCGCACCCCCGTAGCCATTCGTATCGTAGGGCTTAAAGAGTATGTCAATAACCCATACAGCCCTCAAATAGAGTTATCCAACAAGGTACAAGGGCAATCCTTTTCCTCTGAAATACGCAAACTCCAAAATCAAGAGGTGTATTTTGGAGAGATGAACAAGAAAGCTATATCCGAGACTAAAAGAAGTTGGCGTAACGCCTTAGAGACGATTAAGCAGGTAGAAGAAGCCTTTCCTGAATACACCAAGAGTATCATTCCTGCCACTGTACAAACAATGATGGCTTTGGTGGGTAATAAGTCAGGACAATTTGCCTTTGTGGCCAATAAGACCAACCCTATCACCATACCCCATACCTTGTACTTTGATAGGAACAACAAGCAAATCAATGCTGGCAGTGGTTGGATCAAGCATTACACCCTTGGCGCCACAGACATCAAACCAAGCCACTCCGCAGCTGATTATAAGTATTGGTATGTTTCTCAATTTGTGTCAGGTATATTAGATGATAAGGCAAAGAGCTATTACCTCTACATCAAGGCCAATAAGGCTATAGAGACAGCCGAGTTTGTCCTCTCCGAAACCAAGATAGGCATGGAGCAAGAAGCAGGGTTTTACCACTTTCTATATGCCACGGTCAATTCTGAGTACGACGGCGAGCGAGGAATAGCCCAATTCAATGGCTTTACTGAGATTACAGGCGGGCAAATGGTAACCAATCGTATAGCTTCAGGTAACGGACAGCAGTTTATAGCCCTTTACGACGATCGTATAGAGATAAACGCACACCTCCAAATCTCAGACAGCAACAAATTAGAGTTTAAACAGCTCGTTAATCCTGATTTACTTTCATTAGAGAACAAACTGAAACAATACACCAACGACCAAGCAAACAATATCCAAGTAGGAGGTCGCAACCTATTAAGAGAAACAAAGGATTTTAGTATAAATGCATCTTTTGCGCCATATTTTATGAAAAGGACTTGGAATGGAGAGGGGCTGGAAATTGTAGATGAAAAGTTCAATGGTAATGTAGTAAGAAAAATTACAGGAGAATGGCAAGGTATTAAAACTGAAGCCCCAGATATTATAGGCGAGCCTGTAACTATATCATTTTGGGCAAAGACTAATGTGTGGACAAAATTCACTAATTCAGCAAATAACAATAAAAATACTAATAACATAAAAGACTTTACTGAATATACTAACAATGGTTTGTTAATTAGTGATAACCAATGGCACAGATATACTATTTACAACCCAAAAGGAATGTGTCTTGGTAATGGTGTTTCAGTAGGATTTCTTGAGTTTTATCAAAATAACGGAGAAATATTGGTTTCGTCAATAAAAATTGAAAAAGGCAACAAACCCACCGATTGGTCACCAGCCCCTGAAGATGTGGAAAACCAAATACAAACGGAGCAACAAGCCCGCACACAAGCTATCGTTAACGCCAAAACCGCTACCGAAGCCTACGCACGCACCCAATCCGAACTCACCAAAGCCCAAGCCATAGCCGAAGCCAACAAGCAAGCAGGTATAGCCATAACAGCTGAGCAGCAAGCACGTATTTTACAACTCCAGCAAAACCTCCAGCAAGCCAAAACCTTTGCTCAACAGAAGGTGAATGAGTTGAATGTTGGAGGTAGAAATCTATTACGCAATAGCTGTCAAAAAATCACCAACAATAATTACAATATAGCATCATATTACTTAACTACAGATTTAAAAGAAGGGGAAACCGTAACCATAACAATCAAAGGAAAGTTAGGAGCAGGTAAAACAGCGTTTGCTCCATATAATAGCGGAGGGCAAGTAGATTTAGGAGTTTTAGAATATAAAGGAAACGGCATCTATCAAAACACATTCGTTTGGCGTACAAAAAACCCATACGGTGTTGCAGACAATAAAACCTTATTCATTTGGACTTATAGTAGTAATGTTACCATAGATAGCACTATTGAATGGATAAAACTCGAACGCGGTAACAAACCCACTGACTGGACACCCGCCCCTGAAGATGTGGAAAACAAAGTAGCAGACATTCAAACAGATCTACAAAACGCTATCAACAACGCTAAAGACCTTATCGCTGCTGAAGCTCAAAATCGCATTAATACAGATAAAAGAGTAGATAAGGTAGTAAGTAAAACAAACTTCCTTAACGATACACAGATAGCAGGCAACGTGGTAGCCACTGGTACGATGATTGTAGGTAACACCACAGGAACGCAAGCGGGTATCACTGGGGTAGGAAATGCTACTAAAGAGGTACGCTTTTGGGCAGGCAGCGAGTTTGGAGGTAGGTATGCTGCCCCTTTTAGAGTGCTGCAAGATGGCAGTTTGTATGCTACCAATGCTCATATATCAGGGGTGATTAATGCTACAAGTGGGAGTTTTACAGGTCAAATCAATGCTACAAGTGGGAGTTTTACAGGTCAAATCAATGCTACAAGTGGGAGTTTTACGGGCACATTCAAAACGCCTTTTAAACAATTGTTTGATGAATATATTTTTGGTGGATATATGCAGAAAAACGATATAGATGGTTATTATTTTATCACTCCTAATATAGGTGTTTTTGACTTCAAACTTCCAACGGGTAACGAATATAACGGTGTGATCGTTAAGATGTTTATGAGAGATAATTCTGTAAATAATAAAGATATTCTCAGACTAACAGTAAAAACATCTAATGGAAAACCCATAAGAGCATATATGACAGGAAAATTAAATAGCATTGATTTTAACCCTGGAGATTATTGTGAATTAGTTAATGTTGGAGGTTATGATTGGTTTCTAACATATTATTATACTGCAACAGTTTAAAAAAACATGATATAGTAACAACTCAAAAACTTTATAAAATGCAAATCATTCAACAAACAACGCGTATCAATGCGCAAGAAGAAGTACAAGGCACAATCGTGATGTACTCCTACGAATTTGAGAAAGGACAAAACCCTTACGTGATAACATTCACAGCCTCTCGTAAGGGCGTGGATAATCCTTATGGTGTTCCCATTCAAGGGACTGTAACCGAGAGTAGTTTTAACATAAACAACTCCAACTCTCAACAATCGGATATTGAGCTGTACAGACATATTTATGATGTTTGTTTAGGCCTTATCAAAGGAGAAAGCAACGAAAAACCAAAAGCCAATGATAAGGAAAAATAGGTTTCTCGTGCCAAAAGGATATAGGGCAATCACCCTATGTCCTTTCATCTTCGTTCGCAACGATAGTGATAAGTACGATAAAGAGCTTATCAATCACGAACGTATCCACTTGCGACAACAAAAGGAACTACTGGCACTCTTTTTCTATATCTGGTATTTTCTTGATTTTCTTTTCAAGTATTTACGTTATTGCAATTGGGATAAGGCTTACCGCAATATCATCTTTGAAAGGGAAGCCTACGCTAACCAAAGCAACCTTGACTACCTCAAGGTAAGGGGTATATGGTGGTTCACCGCTTATTTTAAAAATAATTAATAACAAAAAAATAAATGGAAAAAATATTTGTAATTCTTTGGATACTACTCTGTATCTATATTCTTGTACTCCTTATGATATTTGCCGACCTTTGGAGTGGTGTTCGTAAGGCTAAACGTTTGGGTATTGCGCGTAACTCCTACGGCTATAGGCGTACCATTAGCAAAATGGCACAATACTACAATATCCTGATAGCATGTACTATTGTGGATAGTATGTATGGAATGCTTTCTTGGTTTTTAGAAACCTATTATCAATATTCTATTTGGTTATTCCCATTCTGTACATTCTTTATAGCCGTAGTCTTATGTCTTATCGAAATCAAATCTATACGCGAAAAAGCCGAAGATAAGGTACGGTTTGACCGTGCAGGACAAGCCATTCAACAGGTATTTATCAATCGTGATAACTTAGAGGAAGTAGCTAAGACTATTTCTAATTATATGAAAGAAAGTGATAATTCTAAAACAGAAGACCATGAACCAAACACAGCTTAATTTTATCAAAACCTACAAGCCCGTAGCTCTTGAAAGCGAGCGAAAGACGGGTATTTTAGCGATTTTTATTAATATTTAAAACAAAAACACCATGAAAAAAAGCAAACGAACTATTAAGTACCTCGTCGTTCATTGCTCCGCCACACCTGAAGGACGAGACCACACCGCTAAGGATATAGACCTATGGCATCGCCAACGTGGGTTCAATGAGATAGGTTACAACTATGTAATCCTTTTGGACGGCACAGTAGAGCTTGGGCGTGATGTCGACAAGATACCCGCCCATGTGGAGGGGCATAATAAGGACAGTATAGGGATCTGTTACATAGGTGGAGTGGATAAGAATATGCTCCAACCCAAAGACACCCGTACACCTGCCCAAAAAGAAGCCCTTATAAAGCTCCTTAAGGAACTCAAGAAGTTATACCCCGATGCCGTGATACAAGGGCACCGAGACTTTGCTGGGGTAAAAAAGGCTTGTCCTTGCTTCAACGCTAAAGACGAGTACCAAAATATCTAATCGTAAATTGTTAATTATGACAGAAGTAAATGAACTAAAAAAAGAGTATGAAAGTCTACTTGAGAGAGTAGTACAGTTGCCACGAAGTCGAGAGCTTTCTTTGGTTATTACCAAATTAGAAGAGGGGCTTATGTGGCTCGAAAAGTCAATCAAACAACAAGAAATTCAAAAGTAATGTATGAGAAAGAAATTGTATTTACTCTTAGCTCTTATGGTGCTTTTTGGTTGCGGGAGCAAGAAATCAAACCTAACCGAGCACAGAGAAGAGCAAAAGAGCGAAAGGAAGGAGGTAAAAGACAGCGCTACACGGGTAGAAAAAGCCCAAAAGGTAAGCGCTTTTGACCTTCAGCAGACCCAAACCTATGAAATCACCCTTGAGAGTGATAAAGACAGCGTAGGAAACGCCAAGGAAGTAGTGTATTATCGTATCAGGGACGGAGACAAGGAGACCATAAGAGTACAAGGCGGAAAGGTTACCCTTAAAACCATAGACAACCTTTCTAAGAGCTTGCAACAAGCTGATACTACTCTTTATATAGACAATAAGATAAGCCAAAGATCCGAGACACAAAGCCAATATACACAAGCCACTAAGCACGTACAGAAAGACACTAAGACAATCCCCTTTGCCCTTATAATTGGTGCTTTGCTGATAGGGGGGATTGCCTTTTTCTTGTGGAGATTGAAGCTATTTCGGTAAATAATTAAGCCCTCGTAGTGAGGGCTTTTTTTATTGCACGGCATTTTTATTCTCAATCAAACAAAAAAACAAAAAAAATACAAAGAAAATACAAACATTACACAAACTACTATAGCGCTTATTTACAAGCCCTTGCGTACCTTTGCGGTAAAACAAATATTGTACATCTTATGGAAAAAATCCTACAAGCTCTCAAAACCAAGTATGCGCACTTGGGGTTGAAAGAATCCGTCCTAAAAGTTATCGCTACTCGTTTAGCTCCAACGGTTAAGGACGACACGGAAATCGAAAACGCTGTAAAAAGTGTAGAAGAAGAGGTTAAACTCTTGCAATCTGTTGCTGATGAAGGGCGTACAAGCCTTACAAAGGCCGAAGAAGCTCGCAAGAAATTAGAGAAAGAACTTGAAGAAATGAGGGCTAAATCTAATCCAAATCCTCCTACTCCTCCTACTGAACCTAAACCTGATGAAATGCCAGAGTGGGCAAAGGGTCTTTTGGAAGCTGTAAAAAAACAAAATGAAACTATTGCAGCCTTTCAAGCAGAAAAGCAACAACAAACCGCTAAGGAGCGTTTCCTGAACCAACTCAAAGCGCAGGGGGTATCGGAACCGTTCTACAAACACCACTTAGGGCGTACTTTCAAAGACGATACCGAAATGGATGCCTTTGTCAGCGAACTAAAAGCTGATGAACAAGCGTTTTTGCAGACCCAAGCCAATACAGGGCTTTCCTCTCATTCAAGTAATGTGTTAGGTGGGGGTACAGATGCCAATGGTGTTTCTGCTGATGTACAAGCCTATATCAATGAAAATTTCAAAAAAGAATAAACACTTATGAAAGAAGTCCAAATTTCAGAAAAAGCGGGTCGCCAAATAGTCGTATTTGACCAATTGGATGTTACCTATCCAGGAGGGGTATATATAAACCCTACCACAGCCAAGGCACGCTTTACCGATGGGGTAATCCCCGCGGGTACGCTTGTAATGCCTGACACCGATGGTGCTTTTAAAATTGTCAATGAGACCCTTTCAGCTGCTAATACCGCAGGAGCCTTAGGGCTTACCGCTCACGATGTGGTTATTGACGATATTCCTTTGGTAGCTGTCGTAATGGCAGGAACAGCCCGCAAAGAGGCACTGCCTGACAAAGAAAAAGCAGGCGTGGCATTCCTACGCACCGCTTTGCCTCGTATCTCATTCGTTTAATAACTTAAAAATTTAAAAGCAGATGAATATCAACGCAAATAACATTATTACCGAGTTCTCTCAGGCTAATATGAATGCTATTATTCAAGCCTACCCATTAGGAGAATTGCGCTACCGTGAATATTTTCCATTGGTGTTCAACCCTTATCTTAGATATTCTAATATCGAAGGGGCAGATGGTGCTAAAATAATGGCAGACATTGTGGCTATTGGCTCAAAAGCACCACGTAAAGGGCGTGAGTTCGTGGAAAACATCAAAGGCGAAATACCAAAAGTAGAAATCGCCCGCGATTTGAACGAAAAAGACCTCCTAACCATTCAACAACTCCGTTATGCGGTAAGTGCTAACCCTACTAATGCGGGTATCAAAAAACAGCTTATTGACAAGATATACGAAGACCCTCGTTTTTGTATAGACGGTATCAATGCTCGTATGGAGTGGATAGCTAAACAACTTGTATCTACTGGTAAATACAAAACTACCGCTACCAATAATGGTGGAGTGGTGAATGTATCGGTAGACTTCAAAGTAAAAACACAAAACGCCCTCAAAAAATGGGCAGATGCTGATGCTAACCCTATGGAGGAAATCGAAAAATACCAAGAGGAAGCCAAAGGCAAAGGGTATAGTTATACCACTATCACTATGAGCCGTGCCACTCTCAATCAGGTATTGAAGAACAAAAACACACGTGCTTTTGTGTTAGGCATTCCTATCAATAACACCACCATTTTGCCTGATGTACGTTTAGAACAACTCAATGCCGAGCTTGCTGAACGTGGATTACCTATTATCAAAGTATGGGAGTCTTTTATCAGCTTTGAGGGCAAAGACGGAGAAGTAATAGTGGCTAATGGTTGGGAAGAAGGAAATATCCTATTCTCTACATCAGCTCAACTGGGTACTACCAAATATACCACTACTACCGAGTTCACAATGGACTTTGCCGATGTGATGAGCAAATCTATTAAGGATAACTTCATTTTGGTAAATACTTTTGGGCATCAAGACCCTATATCAGTATCTACCAAAGCCACAGCGTTCGCTACTCCGGTATTGAACGACTCTAAGCGCAAACTCATCATCAAAACAAAGTTCTAATGACAGCGCAAGCGTACATAGATGAAAAACTCAAACTCTGGAATGTAGAATACCCCACGACCCTACTCATTGCAGAAATGCAACGGGTAGGATTGGGGCTTTCTGATGAGTTCAACGAGGAGAACGAACGAAAAACAAAGCTGTTTTTCTACAACCTTATTCCTGAACTCTTATTGCGCCCAGTGTCCTTTTCTGAAGGTGGTTTATCTTTCTCTTATGACAAATCAGCTATTACAGCCTTTTACAATTTACTTTGTAGGCAGCTTGGTAGGGTTAATTTGTTAGAGGAAAAAGCCACTGTAAGAGATATTACCAATATGTTTTAAAGATGAAAATATACCCTTATTTACTTAGAAAAAAAGTGTCCCAACAGCCAACTATCAATGAAGACGGCATACCAACCTACCCTACAAACCCTATAACATGGGAGGAAGTAGGTGTATGTCGTGATGAGATAGCAGGAGCTGGGCAAAAGATAAGTAAAACAGATGGGCAAATCTTTGATTGTACCGCTACTATCTATGCACCCAAAAAAACGCCTACCATAGCAGCAGGCACCACGGTTCAGGTAGTAGATACCGAGGGTAATATTCGCCTTGAAAAGCAGGTAATTCGTTTTTCCACTGATTATTTCCATTGCCGTATATTCGTATGATAACACCACAATTCACCCCCGCAGATATAGAGCGTATGCTCCAAGAAAAGATAGCCAAATACGAAGAGAAAATCGTTCGTATCCTGCGCAATGTAGGTGAAAAGTGTATCAATGAAGCACGTGAGTATGGTAGCTATCAGGATAGGACTGGTAACCTCCGTTCGTCCATTGGGTATATTGTCTTGAAAGACGGAAAACCTATTGAAAAAGGGGGATTTACTCCTACCGAAAAAGGGACAGAAGGAGGAAAAAGCGGACAAAAAGAGGGTGAAGCATTCATCAATAAAGTAACATCTCAATACCCAAAGGGGTTTGTACTTGTAGTGGTTGCAGGAATGAAGTACGCAAGCTATGTAGAAGCACGCAATTACAATGTACTAACATCAGCTGAACTCTTAGCCGAGCGTGAAGTTCCGAAACTCTTAAAAGCATTATCGCAATGAAAAAAACAGCCTCACAAATAGAAGCCGACCTATATAAGTACTTTAAGGATAAGATAAACCCTCTTATCAATGGGCAAACCTACCGCAATGGGGTACGACCCTTGAACTCACAGAAAGAGGATTGTGTAATATCGTTCCTTACTGGGTTAGATGGGCAATACCAAACGGGGGTAATTAACATCAATATCTTTGTCCCCTTGGTAAAGAACAATGATAATCAGTATAGGAAAAACTTCGTACGATGTGATACTATTGAGCAGGCTTTAATGCCAATCATAGAGGAAGCTAAAACGGCCCTACGCAACTATAGATTACAACTTCATCAGATGATACAGACCTTTGAGGAGACAGATATAAAGCAGTTTTTCATCAACGCAAAAGTAAAATTCAGATATAACACTTTCAACGGGTAAAACCCGCAAGTAATTAATCATTAACAATTAATCTTTTATATTATGGCATATACAAATAGTAATGGCACCGCTTGGGGCGAAGTAGAATTCAAGTATGGAGCACCAGGAGCAGGAGGCGCCATGGGTACAGTCCTTAAGACATTAGGAATTATCAAGGAAGGCAGTTACTCCATTGAAAAAGAAGATGGAAAGGAGTACAAATACACCGCTATTGGTGGAAAAGTCATTGACCAAATGAAAGGAGAGCCTACCTATAAGGCTAAATGTACCGTTAAGAACATTAAAAAAGAACTGCTTTCTGAGATTTGGGACATTGAAGAAGTAGGAGACAAAATTATTGTCAAGTCTTTTGTTTCCTCTAAGAAGTTTTCAGTATCCATTATTCCTAAGATGTCAGGAGCTGAAAAAGTAGATATATTCTACTGTACTATGACAGGGACACTTGTCTATAATGAGGAGAGTGGTTACGATATAGAAATTGAAATCACTATGCTCAATGGTGGTAAGGGATATTTTTCATCAGAAATAGTAGCGTAACCCATGGAAGAGAAAGTAGCACAAACACTACTTGAAGAACCAACCACAATAATCATTGGGGGCGAAGCGTATAAAGTCGCTCC